TGCTTGGATTCTCTCATCCTTATCCTCTATGTAGTTGTTGCCAATAATGACGTTTAACATATCCTCTTTCAGCATATCGAGGACTTCCGCTGCGGTACAATATGCCATTCAGATCACCTAGCCTTTCGAGCTTGTTGTTCCAGTGGAACCATATGCCATCTGCCAGAAACCATAACCTGCATTGGAACGTCCATCCGCTCCCCAGATATACTCATCACGCATAAATACATTTTCGTCCGTGTCCTTTATAAGTGCCGTCAGCCTGATTTTCTGACGTTCCTGATAGATGAATGGTTTTAAGAACTTATTTGTGCATAACAAGAACCACTGATCTGGTTCATCTGCAAGTTCTGTTGCGACCAGAAGCTTTGCAGTTCCTTTCATCGTATTGCTTGTACCATTGATAAAATCGGCTTCCAAGATAAGTCTACCTTCCCGCTCATTTGAAGGTGATACAACCAAAAGATCTGGAACAATGTTTAAAGATTTTCCCTTGTCTCCAATAAGTCCCATCATGGATGCTCGTGCTTCAATGTAAGAATCCATACTGAGTTTTTCTGTTGTACAGTTGCTCGTCTCAGTCTCGCCATCTTTTCCTGATGGATGATCAGTCGCAAAAAATGTTTTTTCGTCATAACATTTTTTCTCAAAACCATTTTTCATGATATCGAATACCAAATTATTTGGATGCTGTGCTGCAGCATCACCCAGATTTCCAAACATTGCATTGTAAATTCCATACATATCATCTTCGATAGCATCTCTTGGTACAGCTACCGACATTTCAAATTTCTTGTTTCTGATAACATAATCATATGCAGACAATGACTGGATTTCTCTTTCCCCAATCCACTCTCTCATCTGTGGGAACTGTCCAAGCCAATTGTAATTTGTTGATGCTGTTGTGCTTGGAACAACAGATGCAACTTTCTGATATCTTGGCTGTACTCCCTCAAATGCTTTGTTAAAAGCCGTGGAGTAAGCTACATTTAAGCCCTGAAGGCTCTGCTGATTTATAACCATCTTATTTTTCCTCCTGCTACTATAAAGTCTCTACGATAACACCATCACCCTCAACTCCAAGGATAGTGCCCGCTTTGGATGAACCGGTTGCTGTAATGGTAACTGTCTGCGCATCTGCCACATAACATGTTTTCAGGATATCGGTTGCCTTGATGCTTCCATCATTATTCCATACAAAAGTACCTCTTCTGACTGGAACAGTTACATCTCCTGCATTTCCGGCTGAATTATCCGTGTACTTCATTGCGCATCCGGCAATTGTGAGATTTTCGGCTTTTGTCGCCTCTGCTGCATATCCGTCAGATCCGATTGCTACCATATGTCCTTCTGTAATTGTTGTGTTTGCTGCTACCGGAATCACGATATTATTTCCGGAAGCTCTCTCATTACCTGCTCTCATTATTTTTCCTCCTGCTTTTTATAATACTTTTTGTAATCTTCCTCGCTTATGCCACAATTCTTAAGAATCTGCATGTCAACATCATCTGCAGTATTCTTTTCAGGTGCATCCTTAAGATCCATTTTTCCAAGATCAACCACAACAGGTGCTTTGTCCATAAAAGATTTAAAGCCTTCCTTATCGCTGAGTGCATACTGCTTTGCCCATGATTTCTGTGCTGCTGTGATCTTTCCCTCCTTCAATGCCACAGCTACAAGCTCATCTGCATTTCTTTCTGCCAGCTCTTTCTTCAAAGCTTCCACTTCGGATGCAATTTTTGCATCACCGGCTTTTAATGCCATAATGCTTGCAACCACATCCTCTGTCTTTGCATCCTCTTTCAGATTCAGCAGGCTGAGAATATTCGAGTTTGCCACAACTTCTGTTTCTTCCGGCTTCTTTACCAGTCCGGCAAGCGCTTTGCGTACATCTTCAAGTGTCGCTGTCTCCGGAAGTCCTAATAAAGTGATCAGTTCCTTCAATTCCATAATGTTTTGTTCCTCCTTTAAATCATCATCTTCTATATCAACGGAATTCACGATTGGAAACATTCCGTCAATCGCTGGTGTGTTCGTTAGTGCAACGCTGTGTATCTTTGCTGCCTTTTTATCGCTTTTTCTGACGAATACTACCGGTGATAAATACCGGTATTCCTTATTCTTAAGATATTCCTGTGCTTTTGGTGTCCACTCCACTTTTGCAACGATGGCATCCTCTCCCTTGTAAAGTTCCTTGATCCATCCACCAGCCGGAGCCTGCACATCCTGCAGTGTCTGATGCTCGTAATCGATCACAAGATCCAAATGCCGTCCTTTAAACTGTCTGATGATCATATCAACACTCTCATCATCCACTTCAAAGTCTCCCTTCTGGGAATGTACTTTTCCAAGCGGCAGGATCTTGATCTCATTTGGTACTCCGTCAACACCAACTGCATCTGCTGTTAATACCAGATAATTCTTTTTCAAACAATCATCTCCTCTTTTTTTTGCCCTTCTAATAGCGTTATAACGCGTTATAACGCTATGAAACTGTTTTGCACGGATTCTTTTACAGTTCAGCACTTAAATTGCTTTAAACCGGCAAATATGCTTTTTTTATGTAAAACTGTGTCATTTTTTTGTATTTCTATCCGAAAATACCGATCTCAGAGCCGGATCAATGCCTGACATATCCGGTTTCCATGCCACTTTCGCCGGGTTGTTCGAGAATCCTTTATCCGGAAATCTGTACTGGATCTCTCCGGTTGAATAATCGACATCATACGGTGCACTCTTGCTCACCGGAACACCGGAGCGTTCCACCTGTCCTTTTGTCAGGCTCACAACTGTGCATCTGCACCGGAATCCATTAGGCGGATACCACACATCCCAGATCGGATCATCTGCCCTGTAAATGCGACCTTCCATCATTGCATGTGTTTCCCTCACTTCGCCATCACCGGCAGTGACATATTTCCAGAATGGGCGGAGCTTCACTGTCGTGGGATCTGTCATGCTTTTATAATGTCCGGCGTTATATGCCGTCTGCAGGTTTGTCCGGAAGATCACATCTGCCTTGTAAGGATTCAGACCTACATATCCGTTTCTTTCCAAAAAATCATTCATGCTGTCCATGAACTCTTTCTTTGTTTTTCCCTGCTCACAGGCTTCCGTGAGTTCGTTCAGGAATGTCTGTAATACTTCCAGGCTTGTGTATCCTGATACGGTAAACGCCTTTGCCTTGCACTCATCACTCAGCATCTTGTATTCCTCTGCCTGTAGTGGCTGCTTCTTTTTCAAATACTCCACTGCCGACCGGAAGATAAGATCTTCCGTCAGACCATACTCCGCATTTTTCATTTCATGCTCCTTCCGATCAGGGTTGAGAGATAAATTGCCTGCTGTATGACATCCTCCAGATCCGGTGAATCCATCTGCCCATAAAGTTTTTTCAGCTCCTGCTCATCTTTTAAAGCAGTCTGCAGTTCATTTAAGTCGTCTGCTTTGTCAATTAAACCGAGAATTGGCTTCATCATTTCCTGAAACAGTGCTTCTGTCTGCTTCTCTGCTTCCCCTGCCATCTGGTCTATCTGTTCCTGTTCTGACTGTCCTGTATCTTCTTTCAGATGCTGTTCTTCCATGTCCTCCGGCATCACTGGCATTGCCAGTCCCGGTACTGCCGGCTTTAGGATTTCCTCCCCATCTTCCGGTTTTGGAATATTAAATTTCTTATAAACGTGGCTTGCCGGGATCTTAAGTCCCATCTGGTGGAGTTTTTCATAGACTTCCACGATACTCTGCAGGTCTTCCGCCTCCCGGCTGTCAAAAGCAAAAAACGGAATGTCTGCATCATATCCAAAGTTGTATTCCACCAATGGTCTTATGATGTCGCGCCGGACCGTTGTTGCAAGTGCTTTCGCATCTGCCTGTGTCAGATCGTGCCGGACTTCGTTATGCACTTTACCCTGTGCATAAGAACCTCCTCCTGAATCAGATGATAAAGTCTGTCCCAGGATCGCCTTGCTCATCTGTTCATCACAGTATCTTGCAAGCGTTTCATAAATCTCAACACTGGTCGTTTTATTGGACTCGATAAACTCGATCATGGTTGAATCCGGGATGATTCCGGCTGCATCCGTACCAAGATTATAGATAGCTTC